CTTCGCCGGTCTTGGTGTCGACCCAGGCCTTGCCGTCGTGCCGATAGTGATAGCCGCCCGAACGCGCGGCCAACCAGATTTCCTGCAGGGGCTTCTGCAGATTCACGATCAACTGGCTGCCGTTCTGGAATGAAATCGTGATCATCCCGCCAACCCTCTGGTTGTCGATGTCGGCATCGGTCGCGTCGTTGATGCGGTCGCAGCTCTCCTCGATGGCGGCGAGCGCGGCTTCGGCGCGGTCCATGTACTCAATGTCGGTCATTACAGTTTTCGAATCCGGGCAAGCGCCTTCGTAAGCGCCGCTTTCGCTCGTTGTCCTTTCGGTGTGTCCAGGTCGATCCCTGCGATTACGCCCTCTAACGCTTCCTCGGCTGGGTCTTTGCCCGCAATGTCCGCAAGGGCTGCGCGGTCAGTGGGGCTGCACGCGCGTTTTCCGTTTTTCCATGCGCTGATGGTGGGCTGCTGCATGCCTAGAACCTGAGCGAGCTTGTATTCGCTTCCAGCAATCGAGGCAGCCTGCTCAATAAGAGAATTCAATTGGCTCATAGATAGCACCTTTGCTAACCTCCTGATACCTTAGCAACATTGCTAAGCATTAGCAGGTTTAGTAATTCTGCCACTAGGAGCCGCCATGCACCATCCCGACCTTTTCGATTGCGCACCTCCCGCTGATAGCGGCTCGTCTGGCAGCTTGGCGGCTCTGGGCGAGTCTGTGCGGGAGGTGCGCTCCGGTCGCCCAGCCATCCACGCCAACGATGCTGCACGCGTGCGTGCACATCGAGCCGTTAAGCCGCGCATCGACTACAGCGACAAGCCCGAGATCAAGGCGAAGCTGGCCGAGATTGCTGGTGAGTTGGATTGCTCGGTGAACGAGCTGATGCAGTCCATCACCCGCTTTGCGCTGACCAATCGCAACTGGAAGCAAGTTGGCCTCTACGGCTCGAAGGGGCTGCAATGACCGACTGGCATCAGAAGCCTCACTTCTATCGTGAGCGCGGGCTTTGGGTCTGCATTGGTGCTCAAGGACTGAAGGGTTTTGGGCATACGCCTTCAACCGCGTGGCTGATGCTTGGATTTGAGGTCCGTCAGGCTCGTGCGGAATCTGATGCTCGTGACGCGATGAAGCGCGTTCGTGGTCGTGGGGTTCGTGTATGACCGCCGGCGAAAAGCTCGAATGGAAGCGCCGCGCCCACGTGGCGATCAGCGCTCCGATTCCTCTGGGTATTCGCAGCGGCTCGGCCATCGCATCGGCGCAATACCGCGACGACGCGGCTGTCTGCGCGGCTTTCGTGCGTCGCGGTGTGCAGCCCGACCGCGCCAAGGTTGCATGCCTTCGCCTTGAAGGCGTGCAGGGTCGGCTGTGATCACGTTGTCGCTCGGCTCGCTCGCCATGGGCATGACGTACTTCGACGTGCCTGCGTCGCCCTATGTTGTCGTCACCGGCCTTTGCGCTGACGGGTGGTTTACCTCGACGCTGAGCCTTCGTGGCTTTGCTCGTGCGCGTTGTCAGCTGGAGCGTTGCGACTTACTGTTCGTCGAGCTGTGCGGGGCGTTGGCATGACCTCGATGACTGCCTACGAAGCCGCGCAGCGCGCGCTACGTGCATGGGCCTTCGCCTCGCCCCCGTCCTTGCTGAGCGGCTGTTCCATGGCGTGCAGCCATGGCCGGTTGACCGCTGCGGCTCGAAGAGACGTAGCCCGCGAGCTGCCGTTGATCGCCATGAAGCGCGAGGGATCGGCTGTCGCGCCAGCGATTGAGACGCGGTACTCCGTGGCTCAACCCGAAGGGCTAGAGCCCGGTCCGCAGGACGCGCCCGCATCCGAAGGCGCATGCCTCCTGCAATGCCTGTACCTCGCTGACCGTTGCGACCGCAATTGCGCTGGCTGCGAAGTCACGCGAGCACGCACGCGCAGCGGAGCGCGAGGAGGTGACGACGCTGCGCGGAGCGGCGCGGGCGAAGCGAGCGGCCCGGCGCCCGGCTTTTATACCCCCCCGAGTAACACGGGGGTAAACAACGAAGTTGACGAGGTGGGCAATGGCGGTTGACGAAAAGCTGGTTCTCGAAGGCAACCGCGTGAAGGTCCTGACACAGGGTCGGCAAGTCGCTGCTGCCGAGCAGTCGGGCGTGATCGTGGACTACTTCCGCTTCACTTTCAAGCGCGCCAACGTTCCTCACACCCGCAAGGTTCCGGGCGATACCGACGATCAGAACCTCGCGCGCTGGTTCGCTCACGTGTTCGCTCAACTGCTCGGCTTCGTGGTCGGCTTGGATCGTCCGGGCCGCGACTACTACGAGTTCACCACCACCATAGACAACGCGTTCGGCCACGAGGTGGCGAGCGTGTCGGCGGGCGGCGAATCACAGCGCGGAACCGTCTGTTTCACGCTCAAGGGTGAGGGCTGCACCTACGCCCGGCCCGGGTGGGAAAAACGCGTACATGCCTACTTTGGCGAGTTCGCGCCAACCATCACCCGCATCGATCTGGCGAAAGACTTCTTCGAGGGCGAGGTCGATATCAGCGAGCTGGTCGGCCTCTACAAGGCTCACGGCTTCAGCTACCGCAACCGCAGGCCGAAGCATCAATGCCACGGCGCGTGGATCGGCATCGATGACGGCGACGAAGCTGACTACACGCGCGTCAAGCTCGATTGCATCGACTTGCGTCGCATCGCGACTGTTTCGCTGTTCAAGCCCGGCGATTCGCGCACGTTCCAGGTAGGTCTTCGCGAGAGCGGAAAGCTGTTTCGCGGCTACGAGAAAGGCCATGCCTTCGGCGATATGTCGTCCAAGTGGCTGCGCGGTGAGGTCGAGCTTCGCAACGTGAATCGCGTCATCCCGTGGGATGCCCTCGTACAGCCTGCGGAGTTCTATGCAGGTGCCTACGAGGCTACGAACTGGCTCTGCAATCACCACGTGGCAACCCGCGTGCCGACCGCCACCAAGGTCGCCGAAGCAAGCGCAGAGCGCTGCATCGAATGGGTGCGCCGCGTCGTCGCGCCGACCCTCGTGCAGATCACGCAAATCATGCCGAACGAAGACTGGCTCGTCGGCCTCGTCCTCGAAGAAAAGAACCGGCGCGTGCCTCGCTCGTTGCGTGGGCTCGATCACGGCACGTTGATGCACGGCATCCAAAAGGCGCTCAAGAAATACACCAATCCCGAGGTTCCGGCCCTCGCGGTTCTTTGATTCAGCCGGTTAAAGGAAATCGCAATGAAGTTCTCTCAAGTCATCCAAGTGGTGGGCATGAAGGCCAGCAAGGGCACGCTCGAAAACGGCAACGGCTACGACTCCACCAAGGTCTATGCCCTGGTCGACCTCGATGCATCGAAGGGCACGGCAAAGGGCATGGCCAGCTCCGAATTCAACCTCGGCACCAGCGACGAGTACACCAAGTACAAGCACCTGCCTTTCCCGTTCGAAGCGCAGGCCGAAATGGAGATTGTCACCAGCGGCAAGGCGACGAAGACGGTCATGCATGGCCTCGTTCCGACGAAGGGCGTGAAGCCCGTTTCGGGCGCCTAAGCACCAAGGGTATTCGGAAGCGTAGACCGCATTTCGTTTCCGGTACATGGCCATGCAAGTCGCACCTCGTTACTACGTTCAAGGCACGGAGGACCATGCGTTTCTTCGTGCCGATGGCGAGGGCGGTGTGGATTACACGCCGCTCATTTCCAACGCTACGCCGTTCAAGACCGGTGAGGCTGCTGCGGATGCGGTGGCCGACCATTTCGGCGGCGAAGCGGTAGTTTTTCGTTGCTACCAACTGGAGTCGTGATGGTGATTGTTGCTCTCATCGTCGGTGCATGCGCAGGCGGTCTGCTGGTTGCCACCTGTGAGGCGCACGCGCAATCCGCAGAGCGCATCTACCGTGCTCGCCATCGCGATCACTCCAAGGTGCCGCCGATTTCGTGGGGTTCGCAATGACTTGCATGTCGTTGTCGTCCGATCAGCTGGGTGTGCTTGCTGGGTGGCTTGCTTCGATTGCCGTGGTGATGGGCTTTGTTGGTTTCGTCATCGGTTGGGCGGGGACTCGTCTGTTCGATTTGGCCGGTGACGCCTTGCGCAAGCGGGGTGCTGCCGCGCCTTTTGTGCAGCGCGCTGAGGAGTTCGAGCGTCGCGCTCGGCGGTGGTCGGCGGCTCTTGAGCGTATCGCTGCTCGCAATCGTCGTGAGGCTATTCGGCGCGGCGATTGGGTCGATGACGGTTGCCTGTGATGCGCTGGCTCATCCGCACCTTCGGTCGTAGCTTCGTCTGGAAGCTCGGCGCCCTCGCTGCGGTCGCTGTCGTCGGCTTGGTCAAGGCCCTCTATGGCTGACCCCACGGTCATCGACTGTTCGGCTGCGTGCACCGTCACGGTGGTGCATGAGCTTTCTATTCCGCCCTTTCAGCTGTCGCTTGAAAGTGGCCTTCAAATCTCGGTCGCGGTGATCGGGGTGTGGGCGTTGGGGTGGGTCTTCGGCCTGCTCAAACGCCAAATCCAAACGTCCATGTCGGACAACAACTGAAAGGTGTTTTTCATGAACAAGTTCGCTCGCGTCGCCCTCGTGGCTTCGCCTCTCGCCCTCCTGGGCAACCTGTCGCATGCCGCTGCCGGTGCTGCTGTCGATGTGACCGATGCCGTCGGCACCATCGGCGCCCAGTTGACCCCGGTCGGTCTCATCGGTGTGGCCATCCTCGGCGTCGTGGTGGCCGTGGCCGCCTTCGGCTGGATCCGCAAGGGCATCCACTAAGCATCGGGTTTGAAGCTCAGGGGGACGCCCCTGAGCCCTTTCCAAAGCGGCATCGGTGCTGCTTCGTAAAGGGGTCGAAATGGATCAGCTGGGGGTGTATGTCGTCGTCGCGTTATTGGGGGCGGCATGGCTCATGTTCATCGGCTGATTGCGTTGGTGCTGTTTGCCGTCGCGTGCATGAGCGCTCAGGCGACGATTCCAAAGGTCGATGCGTGGCGCTACTTAAACGGGATCACGACTTCTGGGTATGTCTACGGCGGTGCGCAGGCGGCTTGTGATGCGGGGTACCCAGCTTTCAATGCTGCGATACCTGCGGGGAACGCCACGAAGGACAAGGGTCCTCCTGTTGCTGCTGCTTTTAACGGCGGGTCGCAGTGGAAGTGCTATCTGAGCAATCAGGCTGTGGGTGGCAACACGTGGGCGTTCACCATTGAAAAAAACGGTCAGATTTGCCCCGCTAACAGTTTTGTCAGTGGCAGTGCTTGTCAGTGCGCGAGCGGTTATCTCGAGTTCGGCGGAAATTCCTGCATGCTCGATAACGGTTGCATGACTTTGCTTGGTATGACACCTCCCAATAGTGGTGCTTGCGTTGGCGGCAATTGCCAATACGGGTACAAGGTTTCGGCTGGTGAAGCTGCCACCGCGCAGCCCTATGGTCGGTTCTGCAATGCTGGTTGCACGGTCAAGGGTGATCTTGATTTCTGCGGCCAGTATTCAAGCGGTGTGATGATCGCCGGGCAGGGTGTGTGTCAGGTGAGCAAGAGCTACTACACCGGCGACAAGTGCACCGGCTCTGGCGCGGTCAGCGGCCCTTCGTCGCAGGGCACGCAGGGCGGGACGACTACGAATCCAAGCAACACCGCGTCCGTCGAGGCGAACCCGATTCCGCAGCGCTTGCCTGAGGGCAAGTGTCCTGGTCAGGTCAATGGCGTCGATGTTGTTGTGAATTGCGGTTCCGTGGCGGCCCGCGATACGTCCACGTCGAACGGCACCACGGTGAAGCCGGACGGGACAACCGTCAACAACACCACGAACAACACCACGACGACGTCTACGGTCTGCAACGGGAATTCATGCACCACGACGACGACAGTCACCAGCGGCGGTAGTGGTCCTAACGGCACCGGTACAGGCTCTACGACGACTACAACGCAAGAGACAGGTACGAAGGGCGAGATGTGCGCAAAGAGCCCGTCTGCGACTGCGTGCAAGGGTGATGACGACAAGCCCAATGGGTTCGGGGGTTCGTGCGCTGGTGGGTACAAAGCCGTCAGCGAAGATGCGGTGTTGAATGCGATGGCCGAGGAGCAGTACAGGCGCAATTGCCAGTTCTTCGATACAGGCAGCGCCGCTTCGCAGGACTACGCGACGGAGGCCGCGAAAACTGGCGATCAGACCGGCAATCTCGCCGGCAATTTCACGCAGGATTTGAGCGCTGGGGCCGATATGACCGATGCGCTCGGCGGTGGTTCGTGTCCTGCCGATCAGAACATCCCGATATCGTTGGGAGGCCGCACGTTCACGTTGTCTTTAGCGCTCTCAAAGGCCTGTCAGGGCTTGGAGTGGTTGGGCATCGCTCTCATCGCCGCGACTGCGATCGCGTGCGCCTTCATCGTTTTCAGGGACTGACCTATGCCATGGTTTATTGCCGCGATCTGGACTGCGTTTCGGGCCATGTTGCCCTCTCTTACCGGGCAGCTTTTACTTGCCCTCGGTATCGGTGTGGCCACGACTGTCGGCGTCAATGTCGGCATCAGTGCCTTCAAGTCTCAAATGCTCACGGCGCTTCAAGGGTTGCCTGCTGTCTCGCTCCAGGTGCTCGGTTTGATGAAGGTTGGTGTCTGCATTTCGATGCTGTTCGGTGCGCTCGTATCGCGCATGGCTCGCAAGGGATTGCAGGCCGCAGCTGGTGGCTCGCTCAAGGCGTTCGTTAAGAAATGACCGGCGCACTCTGGTCGTTCTGGCGGCCGCTGCTGCTTGGCCCGAAGCTCGGGTTTATCTATCTCACGACCGGCGCCAATGGCACCGGCAAGACTGCATTCACGCTCAAGGCAGTGCGCGATATGCAGCTGAAGGACAACCGTCCGGTGTATTGGAATGGCCGGTTTGACCTTACCGAGGAAAAGCAGAGGGAATTTGGTTGGATCAAGGTCGACGCGTCCAAGTGGCAAGACGTTCCTGATGGCGCTATCTTTTTCTTCGATGAGTGCCACAACGATTTTCCCGACCGTAGCTCGGGCTCCAAGGTCCCAGAGCATGTGAAGATGCTCGGCGAGCATCGCAAGCGCGGGTTCGATTTCTTCTTGCTCACGCAGCACCCGGGCAATATCGATCCGTTCATTCGGAAGATCATCGCCAGTCCTGGTTGGCATCGTCACCTCAAGCGCAATTTCGGGTCTTCGCTCATCAGCCAGATCGATTATTTGGCGGTGTGCGATCGTCCTGAGAAACCCGGTGCCGGTAAGGCCGGCACTGTGTCGATCAAGCCATTGCCCAAGGAGGTTTTCGGTTGGTACAAGTCCGCTGAGTTGCACACGGCCAAGCTAAAGATCCCGAGGCAGGTTTGGGTGTTCGCCGCGGCGTTGTTGCTCATCCCTGTCTGTATCTACTTGACTTTCCAGTTTCTTCGGAAGTCCACCGCGCCCAAAGAGTCGCAGGTTGCTGCAGCGTCTTCAGCCGCGGCTGGATCGAGTCAATCAGGTGCGCCAGCTCGTGTTCGAACGACTGTCGAATACATCGCCGACTATCAGCCGCGCATTCCGTCGATGCTGCACACGGCGCCGGCCTATGACAAGTTGACCGAGCCGAAGCGGGTTCCTGTGCCCGCTGCATGTGTGGAGATGAAGTCGGTCGGGTGCAAGTGCTTCACTCAGGACGCCACGCCCTACCCTGTGGATCTGTCGATGTGCCGGCAGCTGGTCGCCCATGGCTCGTTCCTCGCGTTTTTGCCCGAGGGGGACCGTAAGGCAATGGACCCGGCGCCAAGGCCTGCTGTAGGGCCGGAAACCGCCCTTTCTGCGCCTGCTGGTCCGGTCTTGATTGATAGCGGCGTCAAGTCATCTGGCGGCGCCGTGGCCATCGCGTCTGCACCGGCTTCCGATTCGAAGCCTCGCGTTCCTGCGGGCTCAAAGTGGTCGTTCCAACCTGGGTCTTAGGTGCGTTGCGGAGGCGTGAGGCTATGGCGCTATCTCCGCACGTGGATCGAATTTCGTTACCGGCGGCTATTGGAGTCTGCAATTGTTCTGGCGCAGTTGGGCGCGGATCGCGAGCGTGCGTTTCTGGTCTTGGTTCACTGTCTCGACGGGTTGCCAGTAGCCTTTGGCGTATCTGTTTTCGATTTCGTTGAGCTCGTTGATCAGGCTTCCGCAGCGTATGTCTTGGCTAACCGCTGTCGTGTTGGTGGTGGCAGTGCTTTTTGCGGCGTTGCCCTTGGCTTGTTCAACCTGCTGGTCAAAGGGCACGTCTGCGACGGACTCAATGCGCTCGATGAATGCATTGCGGCTGCTGCAGTTGCCGTTGGTCCAGAAGGTGGATCCGTTGTATGCCTTGCAAAGATAGATCGTGGCTGCGCCGCATTGCGTTGCAATGGTGAGGGCTGTCACAAGGGCGATTCGTTTCACGCTTCTCTCCTGTAGAGTCGTTGAAAACTAATTGTTACACGTATGTATCGAGGAGGGATTTGTGCTTTTTGGATATGCCCGGGTGTCTACTGCTGAACAAAATACGCTCATTCAATATGAGGCTTTTCTTAAGGCCGGAGTGAGCTGTGTGGTCGAGGAGAAAAGGTCTGCTGTAAAGAGGCGTCCTGTGCTGGAGTCGTTGCTTGAGCGTATCGGTCCGGGCGATACGTTAGTGGTCTACAAGATGGATCGGCTGGCTCGATCCGTGGTCCACCTGATGACGGTTCTGGAGTTATTGCAGTCGCGTTCTGCGGGTTTTCGCTCGCTGACAGAGCCGGTCGAGACTGTTACTCCGGCAGGTAGGCTGTTCGTGCAAATGCTCGGTTCGTTCGCTGAGTTTGAACGCGCGCTTATTCGCGATAGGTGCTATGCGGGGCAGTTGGCCGCGAGGGCCAGAGGGCAGGTGTGGGGGCGTCCAAGGGTGCTTGGGGCCGAGGATGAGGCTGGGGTGATCGATATGTATCGGTCGGGTTTTTACACGGTTCCGCAGATAGCAGAGATGTTGGGCGTCGGGCTTGGTGCGGTGAGAGGGCCGTTATGCAGAGCCGGTTTGCTCTCTGCGAAGTATTTGCGCTAG